CAATAGTATTCTCTAACACTGTTACTACGGGAGCTCCTGTGTTGTAATCTAAACAAACATCTCCCGGTGTGCCCCAATTGTTAGGAGTAGTACCTGTTGCTACAAAATAAGTCCCTATATTATTGTTTGGGGCTCCCACATTAGTAAAATCTCCCGTACCATCATTTAATGAAATTTGATAAGTTACACCTATTACTAACGGTTGTGGGTCATCAGAACAATTACCTGCAGGTCCATCTCCACCACTCTGTGTCAATAAAGCTGTATACACTTTATATGAACCAGCCCCACTCTGTTGAATCTGTTCTACAGCACAACAAAGTCTTTTAACTCTTGTAGTTAACCAATCTAATTGTTGAAATATTCCCATTGCCATTTTATAACTATTTAATTTTATTATCTACTAACTTCTTCCCAATCTATAGAAGCATAAGCACCTAACACTCCTCCCACTGTATCAATAGCCATTTCTATGACAAACTCATAAGGAGTGTTTGTAAACGTATTTCTCTCAAGCTGATTAGCAAAAAGAGCCTCTTTAAGAATATTTATACTAGGTGATCCTTGATTAGATGAGTTTACATATCCACTAGCTAATATTCTACCACCTGTAGCACTTGTTCCTGTAATATTATATTCTACAGCAGAATCACCACCAGCAGGCACCCAACTTCCTCCACTAATTTGTACATTACCATTCACCACTCTCCATTGGTAGTTTTTACCATTACCAAGTCCTATAAGAGAAATAGCTGTAGCAATTACAATAGCATCCAGTCTTGTAGATATAAGTCTTATTCCTACAATTGGATAGTATGTACCAGCTACAGCAAATGTTCTAGGTGCAGTGATGGGCGTACCTATAGATTGTTGTTTACCTCTAAGCTCATACCCACCTTCTGATAACACTGTAGAACACACTTGTTTTAATGTAGATGTTCCAGTTGTACCAGCTGTATTAAATATTTCATAACGCAGTGGTAATGAAGCAGTTGTAATGTATGTAGAAGCTATTATATTAGCATGGTTGAATGTATGACATAGAATAAATTGTCCATTAATAACAAACCCCATTCTTACAGACCCCACTCCTAACCACTCAAGATCCATCCAAAGAATTTGTGCTTTTGTAAGATCAAGAGTTAGTCCTGAAGGACCAGATCCATTAAGTTTGTCACCATTCCAATCAGCTTGTAAAACAGGTGTGTTTACTAAAGAACCTGTTACAACACTTCTTTTTACAAAAGATACACTACTGTCTGCTTGTTCTAAATAAAAACCATTATTTGCTCCATAATACCCAACTCTTTGTGTAAGTCCTGTTTTAGCAGGAGACATTACAAATGTATTAAGAGTGAGAAGTGATTTACCTGGTTGGTAAGCAAACACCTTTATTGATTCTCTTATAACAGAAGATCCAGATGCTGCTGTAACATTCAAATCTACAAGTCCTTGATCAGCATTAAATACAGCTGCACCACTAGTGGCTGTAGCTGTAGCCCAAAGATCATTGTCATCAAATCTATGACTAGAATCAAACATTGTGAAAGGCTCAGATACTCTGAGTCTTCCAAAAGAATCAGATGCTGTAGAACTAAATTCAACAGTTGATTGAACGCCTGCATCCTTAATACAACAAATCTGTCTGTTTATATTCTTAAGAGTGTATAATATTTGGGAACTGTCGTACATAGTTTATAATTTTAAAAACTATTTCTTAGTTTTCTTTTCACGTGGAACATCATATTTATTCTTATTCTCACGGGCAATTTCTAACTGTTTATTAGCAATCTCCTGTTGAGCCAGTAACTTCTCTCTTTCTATATTTAGTTTATCAGAATTATGCTGGTTCTTTACAAGTTGAGATTCTCTTTTAAAATCCATAGTGTCTTTATAGTTTTCTTGCTGCTGGATTTTAGCTAATGCATCTTGATAATCAGATTGCATATTCTTGTTAATATCCATCATAGACCCATAACCAGCTGCTTTAATTTCTGCAAGAAGAACATCATTTTGTCTATCCAGATCAGCTTGTTCAGCTTTAAACTGCATATCAATCTGTTTTTGTTTTTCTTGAGAAGCCAACATTTCTTGCTGCATCTGCTGCTGTTGCTGCATCTCAGCTTCTTTCATCTGTTTAGTCTTATCTTCAGCCTGCTTTAATACACCTGTAAGTTCAGCAATAGACTCAGCCTTAAGAATATTTCCTAAGTCATAAATAGAAGCTCCAGCTGTATTATTAGAAATAGCCAGCTGTCTAAGTTGTTCCATAACGGAACGAGAGTTTGTTCTAGTGGTACAGAAAATATTAAGATCTCTTAATAGTAAATCTGTTCCGTTAATTTGAAAGTTTACTTTTTCATCTGCAGATGTAACATACTGTAGACGCAAAGAAGGTTTTTTAGACTGATAATACTGAGCCAAATCAGTTCTCATTTGATGAACACGGGGCATCAAATAGTCTGAGTGTTGAATAAAGTATTGTTCAGTTTGAGCATAAGAAGCATTCATTGCTTGCTCTATACCCGTAGCTGTTTGTTGTTGAGAAATCTGCTGACCCATTCTTTGAGGATTTAAACCAATAACCTCAAAAGCCTGATTTTTAAAATAGTTAGCAAGCTGAATACGTGACAACAAGCGTTGAGTTTGCTCTAAATTCAATACCTGATAGTGTTGGAAATTAAGAGCATTCTCAGTATTTGTAATAGAAGTGTCCAGAGGTAACATCTGGAAATTCTTCATTGCTACATAGGCTTTAGCCAGATTATTTCGTCCCCAGTCTTCTCCTAATGAGTGACGAGGTAGAGCATTCTGGTCTAACATAATAACGGTACCAAGTTCATCAACCAAGATGTCGGCAATCTGGTTATTAACAATATTGTAGCCTATTTGGTAGGGCTTCATTAAATCTACTAGTGAAATACTGCGAGTGTTACGATCACTAAATACAGCACCTTCCACTGGTAACTTACAGCCATAAATTGTTGCATCTCCTTTAAACTGAAACGGAACACGACCTGGTCTTCCACCATGTAATCCAAGATAGATGGGATTAATACCTCCAGGATTATTCATACCCCAGAATGCAGGACGGTTAGGTCCAATCTTTACACCACCCCATACATCATTAATCCAAATCCAATCAACGTGTTCCCCAAGGATAAGATTATCTTTTGTCTTCTGTTTGTATACAGAAGTATCATACATCGGCTTCTCAGTAATCTTATAATCTTCAGAAACAATCTCTTGATTAATCTCACCCTCTGGTGTAATTCTAGTAAGGTGTCCAACTTTTCTTTGGCTTTTCCAATAGATGGTGGACACACGTAGCATATATGACTTACCAAAATCTTGTAAGTCTTCTGAGTCAGATAAAATCCATTGTACTATGTCTCCAAACTGACTACCAGCATCATACAAAGAAGTGAATTGCCTATAGGCAAGACTAGGCATCTGAACGTTCCAGTCGTGAGACCTAGTCGGATCATAATAAGTACCGTCATTTTGATATCCTTGTATAGCGTAACCAGCAGATCTAGCTGGATAAATAGCTTCAAGAGCTTCAAGCTGCTCTTGATTCATCATCCATCCATACTTGTCTATTACATCAGAAATAGACATCATATCCATCTTACCTACCCAGTTACCCTGAGATATATAACGGACATCCGGTGATTTATGATAAAAAGTTAATAGAGGATTCCAAAGTTCAACTTCGTAATCGTCATCCATCATGTTAAAATGCCAAAACTCACGGTCTGTAATTAACATGTCACGGAAAGCTCTTTCCTCCAACTCATGCATTGCAAACCTTTCATTATCTACTTTCATTTGGTGGGTAGCCCACTCCTCCACCATAGACCTATAGTCTTTTTTAAAAAAGTCTTCAATTTCAGGAAGAGTCTTTAAATTTTCAGGAGATAATGCTTGTTGAATTTCTTCTGATTCTAAGTCAACTCCTTGATTTACAAGTTCTAATGCAATCTTTTGTTGAGCTTGAGACAATAAAACATCCTCAACCATTTTTCTTTTTTCCTCTAACATTTCATTGTAAGAGGTGTCATCAACAGCTCTAAATACAATTTTAGATGTTCTTTTTGCAAACTCATTTGTAAGAACATTGATTACATTGGGAATAATAGGATAGAACTTAAGTTCAAAAGCTGATGTATCTTCTTTTGTAAGAACATCAATAAGATCAGCCATTTCGTTATCTTCCTCTACAATGTAATCAGTCTTATCTATAATACCTTTAGCTAGTTTGTAGTTCTTCATCAGCCTCTTAGCATTTCTTCTAAGCTGCCTCATGCCCTGAAACTCTAGCCAGTCTAGGTTCCAAGCTCTCCATTGGTCATCCTTTTCGTTTTCAGAAACAAACTGAAAAGGTTGGATGAGAGTACCCATTTTATTGTACTCTACCTTAGCACCAGATTTTAATTGTAAGGCGTTATATATCTGCATGATTATGAATAAGTTATAACAGTAAACAACACAATACCAGTGTCATCACTAGTATAGATAGGCTTGTCTTTATAGATTGTATACATCATTTACCGTAAATTTCTAAAAGCACTTCTAGGAGTTTTCATCATCCCATTTGACTTTTTAGAACCTCCAATATGTCTAAAGGGGCTCAATTTTAATTTACTAAATTTTTCTGAGTTGTCCAAGTTTTTCTCCGTAACCTCCACACGTTTAACAAGTCCCCTGTTAGATTGCTGCACTTTAGCAAAGGCTATCAAAGAACAGAATGCTACAAGACGGTCCACGTTTAGTCCATCCTGATATGCTTGCATTTCTTTTAGAAGCATTGGATCAGGTATTCTCTCTACCCCGTATATGGTTTTGACTATCTCTCCATCTGGTTTAGTTTCCTTATCTATTTCTTCTTTTAGAAACTCAATTCCATAAGACAAAATAGTTCCTTTAAAGATAGTGCCTACGTTTCTCCAACCATATTCTTGGAATACGTTTCTATTAGCTCCAATGTCTTTAAGAAATAAGATCATATCTTTTGGTACAAGATATCGTTGCTTTTTCTGAGAAATCATGTATTGAATAAACAATGCTACGTTGTTTTCTACAACGGTCCATGCATTATACCATTCAATTATCATCTCTAATCTCTCATGGGTTTTATTAATATCATCAAACCTTCCACACCATGAAGCAACTATCTTATCACGTTCAATAGAGTTTGTCACCTTTCCTCCACCCTCATCTTTGATAACTTCTACCGGATTCTTATAAACGTATATAGCACACAAAGAATCTGAGGTGGTTGTTTTACCTTCTCCTACAGGGTCAACAGATGCATAATACATTCCAAACGGAGGATCTTTCTGAGGACGTTCATAGACACATATCACTCCTTCTTTATCTACAGCTTTTTTAGAAATAGGAAAATCCATAATTGGAGTTTTCCTACTAGGTTTATCTATAATCTTACCTTCAGCATTTCTAGATAAGTCTAAGTATTCTATAGAATATTCTTTGTCTGCAATACGTTGTAATTGTTTTGATACAAGATGGGGTGGAAACACACTCACCTTTCTAGAAGCAAATGCTTCTTCAATAGATCTAGGATGCTGGCTGACCTCCAACTGATAAGCCGCTGGGTCTAAATTCTTTTTAAGTTTTTCAAAGTATTCATCTAAAGCTTTAAGTGATTCTTCCACCTTAGAGTTACCATACTTATCAATAAAGGGAGGCATGCTCCACTGCTCAGGAATAAATAGTCCTGTTACACCTATTGTACCATCATTATCTATCAAATTACTTTCTATTCCAAAAAACGCATTATCATCTGGATGTAGAATATACTCCTTCATGGGTTCACACTGGTCCAGATCACCCACAGATCCTGCAGCAATAAACTGACCTGTAATCATAAAACCACTCTTAAGAGCTGGTTTAATAAATCCATAAGTCTCATCCATCTTAGGAGCAATACCAGCCTCCTCATGGAAGAAGTAGGTTACAGGACCACCGACACCATTTGTTGGATCTTTCTCAAATGAGTAGCCATTAATTGTACTCTTTAATCCTTTATATGTGTCCCTACCATTTGTCCTCACCTTAATCTGTTGTTGCCAAGCAAACACCTTATCAGGTTCTGATGGACGATACCAAGCTGTATGTTGGTTAAGAAAGTTTCTATATTCATTTAGAAACTTCCAAGATCCCTTCTCGTTAATGTAGTCTTTGAGACTAGCTCCTATTTTACAGATAGCTCCAGACTCAAACCAGTATTGGTTTATTAGTTTAGCCATGTGAAAATAGGAAGATGCTATCTGACGTTTCTTAAGAATGATAGCATGCTTGTAATTAAGTTCAGCTAAATGTTCATACAAAGCCATGTGATATTGTGCGTCACGCACTTTAGCAAAGTCAAATCTTTTTTCTTCCTTATCATAGATGGGGAGGAAGTTTAACCACATGTAATAGTCACGAGTAACATACCATACATTGTCATTATTTTTGACAATTATACCTGATCTACACTTTACTTTCTGATCATCCCAATAGGCAATAAAGTCTTTACTTTTTAGTGGAGCATTGCAATAGTATCCTTGCTTTTGAAACTTACGTCCTTCTTGATTAAAGATTAATGAAGCTTCATCAAAGTTATACTGACCTGGTTCTTTAAATATAGAAGTAACAAAATCCTTAAACTCCTCTCTTGTATAAAAAGTAGTTACGTCCCACTGTCCATTTTCATATGTGGGGATTTCTATAAAGGGTGTCAAGATTTACCTAATTTTTTTAATTTAGACTTCTCACCTTGTGTCTTATGCAACACTTCTAAAAGAGTTTCAATCTTACTACTTCTTATTACATCTGAATGTTTAATATCATTCCAGTAATCATTGTAGCATTCTCTTGGAATAGCATTCCAAATTTTCTTAAATGGGTTAAAGACAAACACCCAGTTTTGTAAATATTCATTATCCATAATTATAGTTTTGAGGTGGGTGAGGGATTTGAACCCCCGTAAACGGTTTTGCAGACCGGCACCTAGCCTCTCGGTCAACCCACCTTATTGATCGTAAGCTAAGTTTTGTCCTCCACGTACAGAAGACTGTTGTTCTTCTAACAGATCTCTGTACACTCCTTTAAAAGATTGTCTCACTTGGTCAAACCTTTCAGCAATTTTAAGAATAGCTGTTGCAGATCCATCTCTACCAGATGTCACCTGTTCTGTAGCCATAAACCTAGCCATGTTGTCAAGAGCTATTTTAATTCCTTGATATGCTCTAAATGTAGGAGTTTCATAAAGCTTTTGACACATCTTTAATCCCTTAGTTATAAG